TCCAAAGGGAATCTGCATATTGTCAGCGATTGCTCTTGCAAGTCTCGGAGTCTGTTCAAGAACAGAGTTAAGTTCCTGCCCCCTAAGTTGCCCTGAAGCAAGACCCTGACCGAACTGAATAATTGCCGCCCTTGCCGATTCAGCTGACGCACCTGATATAGTAACTGCTTTGTTTACTAGCTCTGTAACTCTGAGCAGTTCTTGTGCGCTGCGGCCTGTTCCTTGCAAGGCTAGTCCGAATCTGTTAAACACCTCCGCTGTGGTGTTCATAGGAACGCGAGTAGCTCTTGAGATAATACTAAGCTGTTTAAACGTAGCGCCTAGCTCGTTTCCGCGACCAACAACGAGGGCTATTCTGTTTTCTAAGTTAGTTATTGAGTCAGTTGCTCCGACCAAGGCTCTTGAGAACCTATTTGCAGCTGTAATAGTAACCCCGCCGATTACTAAATTTCTAAAAGCCTTACCAACTCGAGAAGCAGAGGCCTCAATATTGCCGACGGATTTTTCTAACTTTTGAAGATCTTTTCTTGCTTGAGTACTGTCGCTGCGTACTCTAATTTCTACTCCACTCATTCGTAGCTCCTTAATAAAATTGCCCCTTAACGGTTTTCTTCATAGTGAAGAAGCCATCAGGGGCAAACTATTAATTAGGGGTTAGTAATCCGATCCGAGAAAGAACTTGTTCTATAAAGTATCTCGGTGCCTGTTTACTGTGTCCTCTGTTGAGTTCACTGATATAGTCAACCTCGTTTATTATAGTTGCGTCAGTGTACCCGTATATGTCTTTGTATTTTTCGTTTCTCCAGCCAGATCTAGCTTTTCCAGTGTCTACTGGGGTTACTATTCTTAGCTGATTAGTAGCATAATCTACTCTTTCGCTGATTTCCATGTTAGCGGCAGCTTCAACCTCTTGCTCTATTCGTCGCATTTCTTTTTTAAAATTAACAACATCTAGGCTTACTTTAACGGTCATTTTGGCCTCCATCCGGAATTATCGCCGTTTTTAGCAGCAAGCATCTTATCCAAGAAGCTTCCTTTCGGCACAGCTCTGTCGGGTTCTTGCAAACCTCTTTGACTGTTTTGTTCTTTTATTATTTTTAAAGTAGGAAACAACGTTTCAGCAGATCCCTTTACGCATTGTGCTTTAAGTAGCATGTAAGTTCTTTGATCGTCTTGCCAGCCAATAGGACGTCTTTTAAAGAAAGAAATCCATTTTACAAGTTCTGTATATGGCATTTGTTCTAGCAAAACATAAACAGGCATACTAAGGTGATAGGCTATCTCGAATATAGTTTCCTCTTCGCTTGTTAGTTTCCCTCTGACGCGCCTCCTGAAAGCCCAGAAAATTCCATAATATTTTCTGACAATTCGTTTAAGGCAGCAATCGGGAAAGTACTGAATTCTTCGTTGGTAAGTTCTTCTGCACCAACAACAGCAATTTTAATTACGCTTCGAAGGAGTTCTGTCTGAGCATCCTCGGCCTTGCTTTTAGAAGTTTTTTTAACAATCTCTTGAACTCTTAAAACCTCTGCAACAGAAAGCTGTCGAACTTCTACTTCGTCGCCCATAAAGGAAAATTTTTTTGTAATTTTTTTGCCTACTAAATGTTTCATATCTTAACCTAACTTGTCTTTTTCTGTAAATAAATCTGGGTTGTTTGCCTGAAAGTCGTCTAACATCTTTCTGACTGTGTGTAGAACGGAAAGGGTTTCCATTATCTCTTTTCCCATGTGGGATTCGTTGTCAAAATCTTGGAATCTTTCAAAACTCTTTCGAATGCTAATGTCAACACTCCTTCGCATATGCCTAAACGTTGTTCGCATAACGAAAGTTTTACTAAATGGTTTCTCTGTCATACTATTTCTTTCTAATTTAGAAGCCCTCCGAAGAGGACTTCCTTTGTTTAATTACCTTATGGAAGCGTAGCTGGTCCAAAGAAATCAGACTGAGTAGACAAAGTCATAACCGCTGTGGTTGCGTCTGTCAATGCTGGATTTACAAGGATTGCTTCGATTTTACCCTTAAAGTAGAACTCTGTGTTGCCATAAGCCAAAGCAGTGCTAGCAGTGTCTAGGCTGGCAGCAAGAGTTGTTGCTTGTGAACACATCATAAAGCGGAAAGCGCCCTGTGTTCCAATCAGCGTCTGGAAATCCGTCATGTCATCTGGAACATAGTTTACGGTAACTTCTAGTGTAGGCGCGTCGGCTTGACCTTGAACCTGAGAAGAAGTATTTTGCCCGTAAACAGGAACGTTTACGATGTTTGCTGGCGTTCCGATAGATGGGAACTCCCGAACTGATGGAAGCCTTTTAATAGAACTCGCGTTAGCTGTAACAAACAATGCTGCGTATTCTGAAGCAGTATCGTCTGTAGCCGCTGGAGCTGTGTTGTAAAAGTCAAGGTATGAAAAGATACCAGAACTCAAAGATGTAATATGAGCCATTTATTTATTCTCCGTATACTTTAAATGGAATTATATATTGCGCTCTGTATAGAGACTGATTAGCTGGGTCTAGCCCTTCTACATTCATATAAGATGTTCCAAACTCTGTATTGTTAGTTAGCGTTTTATTTTCAAAAAAATCATCTAATATATCTGATATTTGCATAGGTCTTGTTTGACCCTCTCCTGCTTTCACGAAAATTCTTATCATTAGCAAGCCCTTTAGCTCTTTATCCCCGCCGTAAGCAAGGTGTTCAGATGCGCTGGGCAGTACGCTAAATCTTAAGAATTCGTCACTATTGGAAATAGTTCCCTGATAGTTTTCTGGGTAGATTGCTATACTATTAGAAATCCACGAAGAAGAAGCAAATACAGAGTTGATGTCTGAAAGTACATTGTGAAACATATCAAGGCTCCTTCGTTAAAGTAGCTTCGATAATGAAGTCATTGTCAATATGGTCAGTAATATTATAAACAGTTGAACCTACAGTTAGAGTATCATAAACAGTAAGATCAACTCCTGACTTAAGAATAGCTTTATAATTAAAACCATCTCCTGCAGGTCTTTCTGAGGATTCTATGATAACTTTTACCGCAGATGACGTAGTAGTACTTACTGTTTCGTCTGTAGCAAAATTGTAACCAGAAACCGCTTTTGTAGACAAAGTAGCGTCTTTAACAAGATCACCTGCTTTTAAGAAAGCTTTATTGACAGCTGCAGTTACCTTTGCCGATAAAGACATTAGTTAGCCCTCCACCATGAAGAGCCAAGTCCTTCTACACTCCTGCGTATTAAATGCCTTAAAGGTTTTTTAACAATGCTAGGAGTGATAGACATTCTTGTTACATCACCGTTTGTGTCAGATAGTTTAATACTACCGATGCTAATACTTTCAAAAGTTTGAACAGTTTGCGCTAACAAGTCCTCATTATTTAATAGGTGTAATGCTTGTTCGTAAACAGCAACCTTAATTTCTTTCGGTATTTCAGTATCCGTAAACTTAATATTAAGATTAAGTCTTGGATTGTAATGATCCGTGTTTTTACGAGGCCATGCAAGAGCTTGGGAAGAACTAACAGCGGAGCCAATCCAAGAATGATTGTCTATCAGCTGAGTTGCCGTTACCAGAGCGTCTTCCTTTAACGTGTCTGCCGCTGTAGTCCAACTGTTATTGTCTATGCGGGTGTCAAAGTAGTCGTTTGCCTCTGCTAGCGTCACATAGCTATTAGCAGTGGTTGATGTACCACTGGTATATGAAACAAAAGCCATTAGTCCCTCCTAATTTTATTATGAGTGGAAGATAGGCAGAATACCCAAGTTAAGTGCGCTCATTTTACGAGTCCAAGAAGCAGCTGCAGCGTAGTTAGCGTTAGTTGCAAAGGCATTCGTTGCGCCTGACCAGTCATATCCCATTGGATGCATAATAAATCCATAGCGATACCATACGTTTGTAGAACCACCGCCTGTATAGGATGCTGCGTCACGATCAACTTCGACCGGAGTTGGAACACTTACAGGAGCATATGTCATAGCTGCTGGCTTAATCAAGAAAGAACACTTCGTTGATTGAGCATTCAAATCGCCTGATGCTGCAGAAACCATTTGGTTAGCACGAGTCATTACCAAGCGGAACTTCCCACCAAACACTGTTTGGAATTCAAGGTTTCCGTCTTGTACGCGAGTTTCATCAACAAGGTTTGCCGCACGCATTTCTGCCATAACTTCTGGTGAAGTTACAAGATACATAAAGTCTGGTTCATAGTCTTTGAAGCCCATACCTAATGCTTTAAACAAACGCTCACCACGGGCAGCGCCTGTAGCAGTAGAGTCAAACAATGGACGAGCATCCGAAGAACCTGTTGCAGCTGCACCAAATTCACCAAGATCTTTAATGTCTACAAAGTGTCCGTTTCCAGCGGTATCACCGTCTGTGTCAAACGCAATGTAGCCGCCGTTGCCGCTCCCACCAAGATCTCCTTTAGTTACCTCACTAAGAGCAACCCCTTTAAGGCATGAAAGAAGAGCGTTACCTTCATCATCTGCACGAACTTGTGCAAAGTCACGGGCGATTTTTGCCAAACCATCTTGACG